AGGACTATACCTCGTAGACCATCTGTCTCAGCAGAGAGATTTTTGAGTGCGGACTCTGTTTCATTACCATTTAACCTAATGGTCTTATCGATCTTATTCCAAAGTTGGTCCTCAGTAGTCCTTAGATCTTCATACACATCATCAAATACCTTTTTAATCTTTTGTGCATTTTGTTGCTTGGCTACATTTACATTAGGCGATGATATAGCACTAAGGTTTTTTTGCATTAACTCTAGCTTCTTTGTCGCCTTAGCCACCCTAAGTCCGGTTACAATATTTAGCTGATCTATTCTTGAGTCTGCGATTACTCTAACTAACTCAGGATTATTGTCTGATATCTTGAGTGCTGAATTAAATAAGCTACGCATCTCCTTTATGGACCCAGCGGTTTGTTCTGCCGCTGACTTAGATATTTTGGAATCTCCAGCTATTAGGCTTCTTTCAATGGCGAGTAGAGTATCATCTCCTGTAGCAAGTCCAGGCGAAAGGTTACCTTGCTTATTGGCATACTGCGGGTTTTTCTTTATAAAATCATCAATATGTTTAGCTAAGTCTGCTGGATTAGCTCCTTCCGCCACTACAGTATCTTGTAGCTGTCTCGCAACCGCATCCGTACCATCACCAAACCTTGTGGATATAGCGTTACGCAATTTATTGACTGTGCCACCGGAAACTTTGTTTAACAATTTATATGAACCCTGTGCGACTAATGGAAGCACACTAGGTGATAAAGGAGCCGCTATTGATCCAATCATTCTTGTGGTGGGATCACCTGGGTCAACCGCTTCTGCTATACCACCACCGGTTCCTGATAGTATTGCTACAGATGTCTCCATGTTGCGAAATTTCTGTGGATTTTTTGCGGCAAAATCAACCATGTCCTTTGCTGAGTTCCTAATGAACCCAGCAGTATTCTGTACTGCGGCGAGAGGATTAGATCGAGATAATGGAATCATTGAATCCCTAACAGGATTCGCAAGTTGCATTGCTGTGCGACCGCGAGCTAAGTGACCTACAGGAAGTGCCGCAGCAACCGCTGTAGCCGCTTCCTCCCCAGCTACAGCAAAGGGTCGGGTGTTTGCTGGCATGTCTGCAATAGTTTCGGGTTCTTCACTATACCCAGCTAAACCAAACTCTGGACCCTTTGATGAGTCGTAATAGCCTAAACCTAGTGCTTGTAGATTTCTACTAAGATTCTTTGAACCTAAAATATGTTCATCCTCCTCGTCTGTTATATAATTTAAAGCACCTTGAAACGCATCTGCTGGTAAACCCGCAATATCGGCAGTTGTTTCTAATACACCTCGGCCTATTGCGTCCATTTTCCTCCCAGGTGTAGAACGGTCAGAAGCTTTTGCTTGCATATCAGCAAATACTTTTGATCGCTTGCCCGCCACTTCACTAAACTCTTTCTGTACTAGCTTGTAGTCTTCTTCGCCCTGTAAACCTATATTCTCAGCTAAATAGCCTTGGTAAGATTTATACTGATTATCTAACTGAGCGAAAGATATCTGATCTTCAGAATATCCGCGTTTGCGTAGCTCAGTGATTGCTTGATCTGTAGTAGGTTGAGTCATCTCTTAAAGGAATTTAAAAACATCAGCGTCTGACATATCGGACATATTAGAATCAACTGTCGGAGTTGCGCGATTTGGCTTACTACCAATAATATTCTTAATACTTGGGTCCATGTCGTATTGATCTAAAGTACCAATGCTTGCATTTACTCTTTTTAATACACCGGGGACTGTTAGTACGATCTGTTTGGCTTTTCCGTAAACTGATGTACCAGGTTTTACTTCCGGGTCTCGTAAAGTTGATTTCGCGTTTACATATGCAATATTTAAAAGAGTTGGATACTCTGATAATTTATTTTTAACCGTGGGGTTATCCTCTTTCGTTCCAGCAAGTAATTGCTCATCTACCATCTTTTGTGTGTAAACATTTCCCTTTGAAGATATAGATCCTACCAATAATGGCCGAATTTGCATATTTAGTGCATTGAGACGCTTCGATTGTTCTTGGCGTGAACCCAATCCCATATCCATTACACTATCAATCTGCTCACCGCTTACACCTACTTTACCAGCGACATAATTTAATGCGTCTTCAAACATACCACCGACATCCCCACCCGCCGCAATATTCGCATTTATGCCAGCATCAGTTAGGTCAATCTCGTCAGCTAGTAGCATACCTTCATTAATAAGGTTTTCTGCTTTTTCAGGTCTAGGTTTACCCGTATTTTCACTTGCAGTACCAACGCGAGCAAGATTGCCCGTAGAATCCTTAGTGAAAGGAGTGCCATTAATCATAAAAGATCCAGGGACTACATTACCCTCCGTATCTTGAAGGGGTGTTACTTTATTCTTATTTTGATTTTGAGTAACATCCTGTTCAGTTTTACTGATTGTAGCTTCGTCCTGAGTTTTCTCGTTATTTGCCCTTTGAGTTGGGGTGTAAGCTCGCCTACTTGCTTCCTTGTCATCTGCTGATGCGATTTCTTCGTTAAGTTTTTTCAAGGTTGATTGAAGTTCCTGCGGCAATGAATTGACTTGTACATAAGCCTCCATGCCCTTTATTAAATTTTCTAGTCGCTTACTTTGATTGGTAAGTTTTTTATTTTCGGTTGTAAGTGACTTCGTAGTTTCAAACAGATTATTCTCGTTAGTTTTAGATGTGGTTAATGCTTTTTGGTAATTATTAGCAATCAGACGATCTTCTTCTTTCTGTTTTTTAAGATCCACCTTTTCCATCATCGCAAGATCACCAGCAAGACCCTTGAGTTGTGACATATTTAAGTCACCTTTAACAAATTTATCTAATAGAGATTGACCTTTTTTATCGGATTCCTCATCGCCGGACATAGTCATGCGAGTGGCATACTCAGGGTTAAATCTTAACGCGCTCGCTACACTATTTGTTAACTCCTCCCGCTTCTCCTTATTAAGCCCGTACTGCTTTATCATACCGCCGATTTGCTGGCCCATATTGGCGTACATCTGCCCCTGTGTAGCACCCGACTGCGCGATTAGCTTGGCGGCAGTATCGTAGCTACCTAGTGCTGATCCGTAGTTTCCCGAAAAGTAAGGTCGTCTTGCCATAATTATTATTCTCCTATTTTTTAAATAAGCTTGTATTCCCTAGGAGTCCTCCTCCGATACCGCCCACCATACTCATCATGCCCGCATCGCGAGTCGCATCTGCGGAGAGTTGAGCGCCGTACATACTTGCTTCGTTAGCCGCCATTTGTGAGATGTAGCCTAGTCCGCTTTCGGGGTTGAGGTATTGTGGGCCACTATTAAGTCCGTATCCCGCTTGCCCAAATACACCTTGTCCGCTTTGTAGGCTTCCTCCACCCGCGCGTCCTAAAAGTGCTTGGAATGGATCAAGTGTGGATTGGTCTTCTATCCGTGCGAGGTTACCAACAGCGTTTATGTAGTTACCTAAACCCTGTTGTCGGAGAGTTTCGTTGGCTCGCTCTGCATCCATTGTCGCACCTACTCCAAATTGTGCGGCTTGTTGGGCTTGGCGTTGGTTAGCCACATCTGCGGATTGAGCGGATTGCGCACCAAAGGCATTTGCTTGTTGGTCCATTTGTGCCTGGGTAAGGCTAGTTTGTTGACCAAGTTGGGCTTGCTGGGATTCTTGTTGCATACCCGCACCTACGCCAAACTGTGATGCTTGGTTAGATGCAGTAGCATCTGCCATTGCTTTGGCTTGTGCTTGTTGAGCGGCAAGTGCTTCTTGCGATAACCCGGCAGATAGTCCTTGGCTGAGTGCCTGGTTGGTGGCGGCTTGGTTGGCAAGTTGGGCTTGCATACCTTGGGATGCACCAAATTCGGCGGCTCGGTTGAGTGCGGCTTGGTTTTGCATGGATGCTTGTAAGCCACGCCCAAGGTCTCGTTCGCGAATATCAGTTTCCTGGCCGAGTGCTGATTGTGCAAATCCACGGTTTTCCATGAGGCGTTTCTGATTTTCCAGGACTAATGCTTTAGATTCATCTATCGCACCTTGTTGATCAAAGGTTCTGCCCATCATGCCCGACCTTGCACGGGATGCATTTGAGATACTAGCAAGTTCTCTCTCTGAAAGTCCATTATCCAAGGCAGATGTGGCTTGTGTCATGAGGGCTTGGCGAAATGCATCCTGTCCGATGTTACCGCCTTGCAGTCCAGCGGTTGCGGTGTACCCATCTCCTGTTACCGAAGCGGAAGGATCGTAGCTGGTTGCCGCAGTTAGTGCCATTGGGTCGGCTACTGAGGTGGCATCGTAAGATGTTTTTGCCCCAAGTGTTAATGGGTCTGCCACGGTGGCGGCATCCATAGTTTGACCCGCAATATCTCCAGCATAGGTATCGGTTGAGGGAATCGTGATCGCACCTCCGCCTGTGGTCATCGCTTCCTTTTGCTCTTCAAGTAAATCTCTAGCACCTTGGATTCCTGTAACCGTACCAGGCTTGTAATCCTCCATGACATTTTGGAAACGACTTGATAGTCGCTCCACATCCGCAAGGTCTGCTTCACGCTGTCGGGAGAGGTTACCTCGCTGTATATCCTCTGCCATTGCGGAGAGTCCGAGGAAGTTTCCATCGGCATCAAAACCAGCTTGGCGATTGCCTGTAGCTTCGGTAATTGATTCTCCAACCTCGGATGCAAGCCCAGCGGATACATCTTCTTCCGTTGCTTGGCGAGTGGTAAACTCCTGGACATTTCGCTTATCGCCCAATAGGTCGATCATACCATCGCCTTCGCGGACTACTTCGCCATCCTTTAGGGGTTCGCCTGTGTTTGGGTTGGTAAATGTTAAGGCTGTAGTGGCGGCATCTGTATCACCACCCGCATCATCAATTGCCCCTTGTGCGGTTTTTAAAGAACTTCCTACTTCTTTTATTACTGTGCTTGCATTTTCCCCTAACCATTTCTGTGCTTCAGCTTTGTCTTGAAAAGTACTCCTATAGGTTTCACCTCCAAATTTTGTAGTTCCGCCAGTTTCTGTATCAACCAGTGCATAAGTTGGACTAATTGGCTTATATATTTTGCTAAAATTTAAGTTTGAGTTGCCCTGTCCTAATCCACCAGGATCTACCATTACCATCTGATAGCGACCATCACCCGCAGTTTGTGCTTTGCCATCTTCGCCCTTTACAACCTCTGCATTGGGTATTCCGTACTTACCCGTCTCAGGGTCTTTAACCACTTTGGTTTGATTGCCTAACAGCGTCTGCCTAAGTACATCCGTATCTACCTGTGCGGTCTTCTGCCTGATAGGTGCTTCGACACCTGTAATAATATCGCCAAGGTCGCCACCCGCAAATCCAGCATCGGCATACATCTGTGCATATTCGCCTTGTCCGAGCAGTTGCTCCATTTGTGCCTTCATGGCATCTGCCATACCCTCGCCGTAGCTTGGTTGTGCTGGATAGTTTATATCAGGTGAGCTTCCCATAATTTATTTCCTCCGAGAGATAGTATTAAATTTGTAAAATTTGACGGGTTTGTTTTTCAATTGTCGCATCCATCCAACGAGTGGGAGTGGATATGGTATGCGTTTAATAAATTCGCTTACTCCGTTTTTACCCACCGCCGTATTGACATACCAGGCATCGGGATCTTCGACATTCCATTGGTCTTGCGGATGTACATCGCTTTTCGAGTTTACCGCTTTGCCGAGTAGGAACGAGTCGGGGGTGATGAACACATATCCGTTCGCGCAGTAAGCCGCAATGTCGCGGTTCATGTCGATTCCGCATTTGTCGTACAAGTCTTTCGCTTGGGCTAGAATGTTCATCAGTCAGCGATTAAATATTCCTCTGCTTCGGTTGAACTTACTGCACTTCCTAAGTTTACCCGTACCCAATCCGTACCATTATCCACCGCCATACATGGGTTCCCCCCGTCTCCGTTTGTTACATAGACGATGCGGCCTGGTGTGCCGTTGGTTGGTAAGTCCGCCACGGTGTAGTTTTCCATCACCACCTCGGTTTGCGTGACGCTGGGTATGGTGACGGTAGGTTCACCCAATCGATTGAGCGATGAACTAGACACCTCGACACCGGTGGCATAAGTAAACCCACGGGTTACTGTAGCGGTGACAGGCATTATGCGTACTCCCTCCTTGCATTTGCACCGTTGGCTATACCCTCGATACTTATGTGTCTAAATTTTGGTTGCCCCGCAGTTACATCAATCTCGATGTTTGCGGCGTAGCCACGAGCGCGTCCACTCCCAAAGCGTATTAGTTTATCCTGGCTCGTTGTCGCATTCTCGGTGTGTACGGTGTTTGTGCGGTCGGGGTCTACTGTGTTTACCTTGATGGTAAATTGATCCCCATTGGTTACCTCGCACCCGACTTGTCCGCGTCTCCATCGTTTAATGTCTACATTCCCAAATGTGTAGGAACGGGTCTTGAGTTTGGCGGGAATTGCGGTGCTTGTTGTACTTACACTCCCAATCGTTCCCGTGATATCTGTGGTACTCTCCTCGATTAAATGCCAGCCCTTATCGGAGACGGCAAAGAGTCTGCGTCTTTGTGGACTAGTGCCATGAAGTACGGTTACAAAATCATCAACTTGAAAACCAGCGGGAAAACTATCCACGCTACTCCATGCCGTATTTAGTATATCGTAGACGAAAACTTTATTATTCGTAGTAGATGATCCGGTGGGAACTGCTAGGTAGTATTTATTATCAAATACGATACCTACCGATTTGTCGGCATGGGCATAATTAACATCTACGAATTGATCCTGGATGGGTTGAGATAGTGGTAATGCTTCTCCACTTACTTTCGAGATTGCGACTCCAAGGTTTTTTCCTGGGTCTAAGCCTTGCTGGAGGGTGTAAACGCCATCATCAGATAAAAAATAATACTGTGGTCCACTCGCGGCTACGCTCTTTCGGGCAACGCATCCTCGTTGACGGGTAATCTCAAATACTCCAGCAGAGTTGGTAAGTGCTGTATTGTTTATTATGTGGATACTGTTTCTAAAAAATACGATTAACTGATTTTCTAGATATGGTGTAAATCCTACAAGACGATCCGCAGTTCCACGATTGATACGGAACTGTGATTCTGCGGGATAAAAATTATCGGTGTCTAAAATATCCGATGCTAGTACAGTATACTGCGAATCATCAGGCTGGGGAACAAATAAGCGGTTACTGATAAATGCTCCAAAGTTTGTACGCGGGCATTCAATCCTTCCCGCTCCCGGAGTAGCGTTATCCTTCACTACGAATGCGGTGGGTGTTGTGTAGTCCCCATCCCATTCAAGTGGATCTTTATTTTCTCCACGAAAGAGGATTAGTTTTTGGAGGGCTTGTACGAGGCTTGCGTTATCCGGTGACTCAATTGTTTCCCCCACAGGGTAAGCAATGTCGATACCTGTGTTATTTTGATCGTTCCAAAGAATGAGTTTATCCTTAGTCGCAACGGCGATAAATTCTGACCCGGTTGCGGGATCGCTAAATGTAGCGGATGTAAATACCTGGTCTGTTCCTGAGTAAGTAAGACTAACTGCTCCAGCTTTAAACTCGATACCCTTACGCACAGATGCGGTATCTCCTTCAAGTCGCATATTCTCAGATGCTTCCACTAGTCCGCCCTCTAGTGATGTTGCTTCAAGGTACGAATTGATACCACGAAAACCACGATCCCCATCTGTAAGAATAGGGTCATCTAATCGACCGAGTGGAGTGGAGCTAGGCATCTACTTCTTGCGTAGTTCTTGGACGATCTTAATCGACATAAATGCGATAGTAGCCAGGCCCGCAATAATGCCGACTAGCTCGTTCATAGCACCGAGTCCAAATGTAGCACCCGTGCCTACCATACCCGCTACAGAAATTCTATCCATTGCAAGCGTCCAACAGAATTATAGCTACGATAACTATTGTAAATATTGTGATCACTTTTCCCCTTTTATTGAGTGCGTTAAACCGATCTTTTAATAATTCGATGTTTTTCATTTAATTGGAAATGGTGGTCGGGTTTGATTCTTAATCGCTTCGGTCTTACTGCACTTTCGGGCCACAAAGATTGGAATCATAAGGTAGCAACCAAGCCCAACTGCTGCCCAGCCTAACCACTTTTTAATATTCGATGTAAACTGCTCGAAGCCTGATTGATGTTCTGCCATGCCTTGGGCAACTAATGCGCTTACATCACCATGAGTCAGAGCTTCGATTTTTTCCTCTGCCTCGACTAAGGCATCGGCATTTTTCAATGCCTCGCCAGCCAAGGCTCCTGTACCCGCACCAAGTGCGGCTCCTCCAGGTCCGCCCAAGCTACCTACCCCACCGCCAGCGATTGCTCCAAGTGTTGGATAGGTTGATCGCAATGAACAACCAGCGAGCAGTAGAGTCGCAATGGAGAGGACATGAGCCATTACGGATTAGCGTCAGGATCAGTCCACTCGTCAGTCGATAGGATCGTAAGTATCTCAGCGTGATCGTACTCGGTCTTACCGCTTAAAAAGCTGGGTTGTTCGCCTTCGTATTTAACGAATGTTTTAGTGCCGTCTACGGAGTAGCGAAGAGTGTCAGCGGATGTTTCTTGTACTTGATCAAAGTCTACATTACCAACTTCCAAAGCGTCTATTATAACATATTTATTCATATCTATTAAGAAGGCACGGTTGTTGAGAATGAAGCTCCATTAGTTAATGTACCGTCATTTGTTGTACTGCTTTGCCCTTGGTTTGTTACAGTTGAACCTGTTCCGCTATCGTTGTCACCCATGCGTAGCCAAACATCAGGACCATTACCGCTTGTGCCTCCAAGGCTGCTTAAATCAGCGGGTACTTTGTTATTATAAATAGCTGCACGGTTGCTTGTCTCATCAGTAGACCAAACAGCAAACTCATCAACCAAAATATTAGAGCTATAAGCGTTATTATATAAGTTATCAGACCCTACTCTAAGATTTGAACCAGCTGCACTATCAGTACCAGCATTAGTCCTAGACATTTTTAATACATTATCTATGTAAAAATCCATATTAGAACCTGACTTATATAAAGCCATGTGATACCAAGTTCCTGATGATAAACCTAAACTTGTCGCGGTCATAGAAGCACCACCTGAATCCAAATAATAGACCTCCATATTGTTACAGGTACTATCTGTTGCTCTAACGGCATTAATTATAAAACGGTTAGCACTCCCTGTACCTGATGCCACGAAGATGTTATATCCTGATCCATTCGATACGAATGTTTGAAAGTTAACATAAAACGACATCGCAAAATTAGTGGCACTATTAAACGCAGCCACATTTCCAGCTGCTACATAATCATTAGTTCCGTCAGTTAATACTGAGTTAGTATTGCTAATACCGCTGACACTTGTAGCCCCATCATTGTTGTAAGCTAACCATACAGAACCGTCTGATACCTCTATAGCTTTGGTGTCTGATCTAAATATACAAAGACCACTATTACTAGAGGCTGGTGCTGCTGCATCTCTAGCTGCCGCTGATGCGTAACTTGTTAATGTACTCATACTGTTTACTTATTAATCGTTGTTATAATAATACCATTTATCAGTACCATCCCACACATATAATCTATCGGTATCTTTAGCGTGGACTATGGTGTAGTTAGGTGCGTCCGTTTGAGTTATAAACTCTGACTCTGTGTCAAATACTTGGATGGTTGGGAATGCTAAGGAGGAGTCAAAGATACCAAGATTAAACTGTGCCAATGTCGCATCAATCGTACCCGCTGTAGTCTCCGCCACATAAAGTTGCTTAGAGTCTGTCGCAAAGTACATTTCGCCTTGCACAGCCTCCTTCTTGAACTTCGACTTGTTCGCATCTGTGCCTGTTTTAAAGGCGATACTAAAGTCTTTGTGGTGAAGCTTATTCATACACCCGTAGCAGACGGATTAAACTGTGCGAGTGTTGCATCTAATGCACCAGCGGTAGTCTCTGCCATGTACAATTTTTTAGTATCAGTCGCAAAATACCACTCCCCTTGGACACACTCTTTTGCAAACTTCGACTTGTTCGCGTCTGTCCCCGTCTTCACCGCAATGGTAAAGTCCTTCTTGTGGAGTTTATTGAGTGCCATGACTACTTAGCTGGCGGTTCCAGCACCGATACAAGGACTTGCTGGGCGGAGGCGGTAGTCGCCTGTTGTGGAGTTTACGAATTGCGGGTCGGCGAATACTGCACCCGCAGAGTCAGGGGCGTTGCCGCTGTTTACTCCTAAGTTGTGATAGCAATTGTGACTTACTGTAGTTGGAGTAATTCCAATTGTTTCTGACCCGCTAAGTCCAACAAAGATGTTATTCTTAAAAGTGAAAGACGAAAGACTCGCACCTACATTAGCGTCAATCAAGTAAGTTGATGATCCAACTGTGATAACGAAGGTGTTACCTTGCAAATCAAAGACATTGTAATTATCTTCTGAACTTCCTCCTGCTAAGGCTCCTTTGCTTGAGTCAGACGCACAAGCGACAAATGAATTTGTGATAGTAAGTGTAGAGTCAGGGTTAGCGTCTCCTGTAAACCAACCCCAAGTGTTACTTGTTACAGAAGCACCCAAGTTCAGACTGCAATTATCAATCTCTACTGTGGTACTAGCACCACCAGCAATCACTCCTAAATGGCTCTGTGAGTCGTTGCGTAAGGTTAGGGTTTCCAACTTTAGTGCTATACTTGTGGTACGTAAGTTAAATGCAGTTCCCCAGCTTGACCCATTAGCAACCAAGGTAACTCCATTTATAGATTCACCCACAACTGTTAGTTTTGTTGCTGTTCCGCCTAATGATAGCGTTGAGGTTGTTCCACTACCGCCCGTTTCGGTTTGTACAAGTGAGTGTGATCCGTCAAGAACCGCAATGACATTGTCATTAGAGGCAATATCGGCAACTGCGGTAGCAAAGTTATTATAAGGGTCGGTGACTGTGCCGGTTCCTGTTGACCCATAATTTGAGTCAAACCAAATGGCACTTGGATATTTAGATTGAATGGATGCTATTGACATAATGAGTTTTGGTTAAGCGATTGTTCCGCCTGAGATTAAGATTGGTGCTGGGTTTGCCCCTATGTCGGGGTAGTTAAAGCCTTGGCGAGTCGGTAAACCATTAGCTCCTTTAGTGTCGGAGTCTCCGCTGATAACTGAGTAAGTAGCACCACTCGGAGTGACCGCTTCAATGTCCGGCTCGTCACCATCTTCCTGTACGCTAAATCCTTTTGCTAATGCGAGGCGGGCTGATGGTGTGTTAACAAAAACATTCGCTCCGTCTTTAGTTAAAAACTCCAAGTTACCGTCCGCATCTGCGATGACCATGACGGACTTAGCCGGATTGTCCGTGACCTTAAAACTCTGATTTGGATACGCTCCGATGTGCGGGTTGTCGGTTCCTCGAAGTGCGGTAGTGAGCGGGGTGTTTACATCTGCGGTAGGTACTGCGGGGACCCAATTTGATCCACCCCATTTAAGAAAGTCAGTCGTGGTGGGTGCAACTGTGCTGGTGTCTACATCCGCTAATACATCAATGCTATCGGTAGGTTGTACCGCACTAGCTAACCCACTAATGTCTGCCGTCTGTACGGGAGCCGCCGCCATGAGGTTTGCGACTGTTACGCTCTTCGTAGTCGGTGTTCCACTTACATCGGTGATTGGGATAATATCCCCAACGGCTGGCGTTGTTCCGAGTGGGTCTAATGCTGAAATTTTCTTATTTGCCATAATTTATTTCCTCTTAATCGAATGCTAAAAATTGCCCGGCTTCTACTTGCAGGAAGTCCTCCGCCTCGGATTGGATTACGCCATCGGGGCCAAGGTCGCCTTCAGGGATACCACTTGGTGTGTGTGGCCGCCCGGCTGTGACATTTAGATCATGCGTGAGCATCTATCGATTGTACGCAATGATACTCCCGGTCGCTAAAGTGATTTCATCGAACGCGCCATAAAGTGCGGTGTTCGCTCCAAGGGTAAGTGGGGATGATCCACCCGCAGTAAGATCAGATATACCTTCGATATTTCCGCTGATGCTTGTAATGGTGGTGTCTTCCATAGCCACGATACTAAACCATCTGCCTGTGTTGGATGCTGTATCGGATATAAACTTTCCTCCGTTTAGCCCTACTCCTCTATATTCGTTTGCCATAATTAATAATGTGTTTGGATCGTTGATCCGTAGGTTGTAAATTGTATGTGTTGTTGTTGGCCTTGCTGGCGTTCGAGTTTATCGAGTTCAGCTAGTAAAATACCTTCGGCTTGTTGTTGGATAGCCATTGCTTTATCCAATTGTCCGTCTGCGGTGAGGTAGTCGGAATAGGCCCCCGCAACGACATATTCTGAAAATATGTACGGAAAATCCGTATCGCTCGACACATAGTCCACGAAGGGGGCGCGATATAATATATAAACGGGTGCTGTACTTGCACGATTTATGAATACAACATTTCCGTAACTTACAGATGAATATTCTATCCGATAAGGAACCTCACTCGGACTACCCGATGCGTATGGGTCTTTCTCTGTGACTCGGAGGATCTCTCCAATATTTGATCCGTATTCAAGTACACCCATGACTACGGCTTTTGCTTCTGCCCCTGTACCTCCTCCACCACTAAAGGTAATGGTTGGTGCTTCCAGGTATCCTGTGCCGTTGTTCGTTACCGCAACTCCGTTTACCTGTCCATCGGCATTGATGGTGGCGGTTGCTGTGGCACTTCCACTAACCGATACGGTTGGTGCGCTTGTATACCCACTCCCGCCATTGGTTACATTGATTGATCGTACCTGGATATCAGGCAACTTTGGTTCGAGGCGTATAGTGTCGGGCCATCTTGCCCGTTCCCACGCTAGTCTGCCAAAGCGATTGAAACTCCGTACTGCCGCACCTTCCTCTTGTGTAAGAAGACTATCAACTCCAACCATGTGTTTGAGGTTGGTGAGTAGCGTGCTTACGGGTACTTGCCTCATGCGAAACTCTTAGAGTTAAAACTAGGTGTGGTAAGTGTCTTTGATTTAAATGATGGGTTTTTAGATAAGAACCCTTTGATAAATGATTTATCTCCCCAGCATCCTCGTTCTTTTTGATGCCACCGGAAGTATTCGCGAGCGGGGATACTTGCCTTGAGTTGTCCAAGCCCATCGGTCTTAGCGACTCCCATTGCTTCGTTTTCTCTCATAGCCATCTTTTCCCGCATGACGGATTCGTGTTCTTCGAGGTTAACTTCGTAACGCAAGTAACGATCCAAGTTTTTCATAAACTGAGATCCGTTCCCTTCTTTCCACTTAGGTATGAGTAAATTTGCCATGCTTAATATTTAAAGAGATAAGGGAGAGGCCCGCTACGCAGACCTCCCCCAAATAATGAACAAACAATTAGTTTATTTTCCCGTGTGCTTTAGGTGCAAGACACGCAAGTCCAGCAATCGTCTCACAGAAACCTCTGCGTCCGCCGCCTTTATTCTCAAGCTCAGAAGAAGACTCAGCTTTGAGCATATTTACAGCGATGTACTCAGGGTCTACGAGCAAACCAGCATTGGGGTCTACGGTGTCCGAACCACTAGTCCTATTTAGGAAAAGACTAGGCACTACGGCCACGCTTCCGAAATCTCCGTCATATAGATTAACTACGAGGGAGATGGATTTGGACTCAGCGGGTTGTGTTACCTGGAAGTTCAACGCTGTGGTTGTACCTTCTTGACGAGCGAAGTTTGAGATATCGCGCTTCAAGGTAGGACCAGCAATTAAGGTAAGCTGTCCACCGGGCATTCCGTTGGCTTCGTATAAGCTCTGAAGTAAGCCATTCATGTTAGCCTCAGTAAAAGAACTACCACCAAGGGATACACTTGCGACTGATTGGTAAGCGGCGGGAACATCACTTGGTTGTCCACCTTCGCCTAACCATTTGAACAAACCGCGTGTCTTATATGGGTTTGTTCCATCATCTTGGTCGCGGTCTTGTGACGAACAAAGTGCGGCTTCAATATCGCGCTTCATTTGCCTAACAGCTTTACCTTCGGCGTTTGCAAATTCAGAATCCACGCCAGCAACATCGACTAATTCCTGGATGTTTGAGACTTGGTAGTTCTGACGAAATACCTGTACATGGTTTCCAAGTTTAGCACGGTTGGCTACTTGGTCAGTAAAGGATGTAACATCCGATCCCTCAAGTTCTCCATCGAACGATGGCGTACTGAGTTCATCTGTTTGCCACTCAAAGAATGTACCGTTTGCTTTTCCCTTTTTTGCAAGCGAAAGCAACGGGGTTCTTTCGGGTTCCAGGATTGTGAGAATATCTGAAAGTGACTCTCTGTTTGAGCCGAGCGGAGTTCCGCTAGTGTGTGATTTTGTTAATGCCATAATTTATTTCCTCCTAGGAATTTAAGTTTTATTTTTAAGTTTAAGATATACTTGGTAGTCTGTCATTGAGCCTGATTTGTCGAATTTAGCCTTCGCCGCTTGCAGAGCTTTCGTTTTATTCGCCTGGGGAGTCTTGGGCCTAGCTGTACCAGCTTCCGTACTTGCCATTGGGGCTTTCGGTTTTGCGGCTGGTTTAGCCTTCTGACCTTGTCTTGTCTTTACTGCATTTAATCCTTCCACCATTAATCCCAAAGCAAAATTGGAATTAGGCAGATATTTAACTAAGGGCTTATACATCGGAGATTCCTTTACTTGCATGAATAGCTTGTAATCATCACTATTCTCGTCTCCAAGAAACTCGAAGGTCTGCATAGCTTGTTGATCCGACTGTGTACGCTCTTGTATCCACTTATGGCGGGCGGGTGCATCCTTACGCAGAGTCTTATTTGCGTTTAATTTTATTCGGCGCAACTCAGACTTGGTGTAGGCTTTATCCCCATCCTTCACCACATATTCATTGCCGCTATCATCATACTCTACTTCGTTGTCGATATGCTCGTCTACCCACTCTAAGAGATTGGTAAGTTGCTCGACTTCTTTCTGTAGTGATTGAGCGTCATTGATGCTGTGAAAGGCATTATCCTTGAGGAACTCAGGTAGTTCGACACTTGCGGGTGCTTGCTGGGCTTCTTCTGCCTTGGCTTGCAGTTCCGCATTCTCTGCGAGTAGTGCTTTCTTCTGAGCGGTAAGTCTTCCAAATCGCTTGACGGCAGATGCATTCAGCGCCTTTGCGAGATCTCGTGACTCATCCTCGGATAAGTTATCCAGGTCGATGTTAAACTTTGAAAGAACATCCGAAGGTTCTGCGGGCGGCGAAGATTCTTCTTCCTCCACTTGCTCCTCTTCGACAGACTGTGAATTTTCCTCTAAGACATCTGTAGGCTCCGCAGTTTCTTCAGCGGGTTCATCCGTCTCTTCGGTAAGTTCGGGTAATTCTTCCTGTGGTTGCTTGCCTTTCAGTAACTGATCTGCAAATTCTGCCATCGAAAGGTTGCCCTCACTTGCGTTTGTATTTTCCACGGAATTTTCAGAGGACTCCGAGACAACCTCTTTGGTTAATGTTTCCATAAGTCAACAAGGCCAGTAGCCTAGTGTAGCAAAATATAGCCTTATGTAGTTACAGAGGCAACGAAAAAGCCCCCACGGCTAACCCATAACCGTGAGGGCTTAATAGTATGAATAACTACAAGCTATAGAAATTATCTAACTCTTCATCGATTGCTTCGAGCTTTCCTGTGAAGTGAAAGTGTAAATTTTGGTTCTCGATATTCTTGCGATTCTGTAGCTCGCGGATGGTTTCCTCCCGCATTGCTTCGCGTACCTCGATATACTTTTTAAAGTGTGGTTCGTTTTTAAGGAAGGTAAGTGCGTTAATTGCTTCTTCGGCATTTACTTCGTGGTATTTTTTCCGTTTGATCATATTACCATTTCTTGCATGACCAATAGCCAGCGGTTAATTTAGACTTCTTTTCATCGCACTTATGTCGCGCTCGGAAGGATTTACGCCGTGCGGGTATGTTCTTTTTGATGGACATGTTTGGATCTCCAAAGCGTACAAGACGAACCGTATCCTTTTCCTTAGCGAGTACGGCAAACTTTTTAGACTTACCAGGAGTTCGCTTAGGTTTATTATATCCTGAGAATCTTTCTCCACGATGAGTTATGCTCATGCGGCACTAGCTGTTTGTCCAAATTGTGTGGGGGCGGCTCCTAGTCTGCCAATCGTAGCGTTTTGTTTTTGCTGAATCTGCATTTGGCGCTGTTGCATATATGTCTTAATACGCTCTTGCATTGCCGGGTCTTGTTGGGCTTTTTGCTGGATGTCAGGTTGTTGTAACCATTGTTGGAATACTTGGAGTTTCATTTCGTGTGCATCGTTCTCACGCACATTTGGTGGTACTCCAGCCGCAAGTTCGGCTATGGTTTGACGCTCTTCCTCGACTGCTTTCTGTGTGGCAGTTTCCTTGGGTAAGACAATCTGCTCTGCCGCACCGGGCATGATTTGTCCGATTGCAAGCGATAGGAGTCGTTCGGTGTCCACCACTCCATTCTTATCCATTGTGGATGATATTTGACCAATCGTCTTTACCCGTTCGAGCATTTGCTCAGGGTCTTGGGTGGCCACATCGTACTGCATATAAAAATCAAAGCGTTCTCCCGCCCTACCCTTTGCGTACTTCTGCATATCCTGTACACCTGTAACGCGAAAGTATTCTTCGTTTGGTCCATACTGTTGGTACAGGCTATAGACTTGATCCATTACATACTTCATATGGTGAAGTACTTTATTGATAAAATGTTGTTGCTTGATTTGCGACTCCACGGGATCGACACCGGGTGCATTGTTACCCATGTAACGATCAAACATTTCCTGTACTAATCTACGAACTTCCACGGAACCAGCATCGTAGCGTGGGGTATCCGCAAAACGAATCTCTCCAGGTGTACGATAAGGAATACGAACTCCCGGACCATACCTTGATGGGGCGCGGCCAAGAGGATGTTCTATTGGTGGGACTGTGCTTAGGCTTTGTCGGTCAATACTTGCATCGTACTCAACCTTGGTTACCTGTTGGAACGGTTCACCAACTTCGGGAATTGAGCGGGAGGAGTACAATCGTTTAGATGTCTTTTCGTAAGTACTTACAATGAAGGGATATCCACCATGACCATAATCCATAAGGGTATGCTTGGCATAGAGGTCGGCTACTTCGTTACAAAATACTGTGCAGTAAATACCAGGCACATCATCCTCATCGAGTAAACGCTGGTAGCAATATACGACACGGATCGTCTCGTCATCATCGCGAAGTATCTCGTCTTGTAAACTAAGGTTGTGGGTATACACATCATTCTCGCCCACATTCGCAGACTCGATTGCTTTTTCCACAAACTCCTCGTCCCAATTCTCGGTATGTATCTTTGCACGCAGTTGTTCCGGTGTCATGTTTAACACATGAAATACATAGGGAGC